TCGATGTACGAGAGCAGCGTTGAAACCGACGCGCGGCGCGCGTCTCCGTTGCTTGCAGAGTACACCGGGATTTGGTCGGAGCCCGAAAGCTGATTCAGAGAGGCGAGCTGGTTAATCGTCGGCATGGAGAATCCTTATTCGTAATCGATCGGCGCGTCGTTACCGGCGAGCAGCGGCGCAACGGGGTCGCGCAGGAACGGACTACCGTTCCAGCACCACGGCTTGTTTCCCGCGCCTGCGGGGAGCGTGCCCGGAAACTGCTGGTCGTTCGGCATCGCGGCGCGCACTAGGATCGTGCCGTAGCTCCCGCGTGCGGTCGCCATCGTCGCAGGAAGAACCTGCTTGCCGTAACTTGGGGCGATGCGGCACGCGAGGTTGGTCACGATCGCTTCGTTCGCGCGGTCGGGCACGGAGGTCTGCGTGTCGAGGTCGCTCTGCTGCGGAGAGAGCGGCAGCGGATACCCGAGGCGAATGCCGCGCTCGTTCCACTCGGCCATCATGCCGTCGAGGCGACGCAGCGCCGTCTGAAGGTCTTGAGGCGTCGAATTGAAAACGTAATCAGCGAGGCCGATCTCCGTCAGCGCCGCCTCGATGTACTGCCGCTTCGTGTAGCCCATAGGTTAGCCCTTCAGCGCCTTTTCGATGCGCTCCGCTAGCGTCTTGTCGCCCCATCGCTTGTCGACCTTGATGCGCAGCTCTGCGGCCTTGCGCTCGAGCTCGTCGCGCGTTGGCGGCGCGTTGTCGCCTACGCCGTCCGAGAGCGCAGCAGCATCGGCGACGGGCACGGCAGTCTTCGCGGCAATGGCGTCGGCTTTGCTCGCGCTCCACCCTTCGGCGAGGCGCTTCTCGACGAGGTACGGGGCCTCGTAGCGGTATTCAAGCCCGTGAGCTTTTCGCCAGCGGTAAACGAACGCCATCTCACTTGCCTTTCTTCGCTTTGCGCGCAGTTGAAAGCGCAATCGCGACGGCTTGCTTCGCCGGCTTGCCAGCCTTCATCTCCGCCTTGATGTTCTTCGAGACGGAGCTTTTCGAGTATCCTTTGACGAGCGGCATGGCGCGCACGGTAGCACGCGCAAGGCGAAAAAAAAGGAGCGACCGAAGCCGCTCCCTCTTTCGCTCGCGCTCAGTGAATCACTGGTCGAAGAGCAGAATGCCCGCCATCTCGGGGTTCAGCATCGCGGTGCCAAAGAGCACGTCGACGCGGTACTGAGTCAAAGACGACGCGATGTCGAATTGCTTCTGCATCACGACTTCGAGGCCCTGGTCGGTCGTTGCGCGCATCACTGCGACGCCTGCGTTCTCCGGGATCGCGAGGCGACCTGGGAGCAGCTCGATCGCGCTCTTGTGCCAGAAGCAGTTGAAGTCGGCGGTAACCAAGTTGAGGAAGACGATCGCTTGTGCAGCGCCGCCGAGGCCGGAGCGTTCGCAGTTTTGGTACTGCACCTCGGACTGCGTAGGCGCGTTGGCTGCGCTGATGATTGGCGGCGTGATGACGATCGTGTTCGCAGCGCCGACGGAGACGACGCGGAAGGTCTTAAGCTGCCCGGTCGACTGCTTGGTGATGAGGTGCACCGAGTCGATGCCCGCGATCGTGAAGGCGTCGCCAGCCGCGACGCCGACGTTCGACGAAAGCGTGATCGTTTGAAATCGGTTGTCGACGTTAAGAATGCCGGCGACTGAGGTGCTCGTTGCGAGCGGCACAAAGTTGACGTTGCCGCCTGCGTTGAGGGTGTCCACCGTGAGGGCCACGCCCGCCGCCGCAGTCTTGCGCAAGGCGTAGTCCTGCTTGTACGTGTCGAACGAGCTCACCATGCCGACGTAGGCGCGTTCAAACGCCTTGTCGGAGCGGTTGTTCGTGCCGAAGGAGCGCGTCGTTCCGACGACGTTGCCGGCGAGGCCGTTGTAGCTGCGCGAGGAGAGCGAGAGGTAACGGTTGTCGCTCGCGACGCCCGTCTCGTTCATGATCGAATCGCAGAGCGCGATGTCGTCGAAGGAACCGGCTGGCCCGGCGGTCGTCACGACGAGGCTGCCGAGGCCGGTTGCCGTCTGCATCACCGCAAGGTTGATGTCGGAGGCGAGTTTCTGATTCGCGCCTTGAGCGAGACGGCCTTCTTGCAGCGCGTCGCGCAGCTCGACGGATGTCATGCCCCAGGCAACGGTCTTAAGGTTCGTGATGCTCGCCGGCACGGTGAGCTGCGTCTTATCGCCGAACGTGATCGGGGTGCCGGGGGTGCTCGTCACGCTCGGCATGATGTACGGCTGCGGACGCCACACGGTTCCAAAGTTCGGCGACACCGTAGACGGGAACGCCGTCGTGCGCGCTGCGTCGGTCTGGTTGTAGTTGTAGACGGTCACGTTGCGGCTCATGACGAGCGCGTCGTTGAACCCTTCGAGCATCTGCTCGAACGAGACTTTTTCTTCTTTGCTGAATGAGTTCGACATGGTGGTATTCCTTAAACTTTACTTCGTATGCACTTGGGCTTTGAGCTTGGCTTTGTACGCGATGACTCGCGTAAAATCGCCGCTCTTGTCAGCCTCGTTGCGCAGACGTTCGAGGGCTTGATCTTGACCGCCGCCCGCAAGGCGAGTCGTTGACTTGATGACGGTTTCGGGGGCGGCGGATGGTTTGCGGGGGTTCACTTTGAGCTGCGTCTCAATCTTGGCGATGGCGAATGCGAACTTCACGGGGTCGCTGATTGCCGCGAGCTCCTTGAGCTTGGCGGGGTCTTTGCCGATGGCGTAGGTGACGAGAGCAGGGTTCTCGGCTCCGCTGACGATGATGCCCTGCTGCGTGACGTTGAGCGACTCGGTGACGCTTGCTTCGGCGTCGTCGTAGTCGCGCACGCGGAGGGAGGCTTTCGCCTTCCCGTAGGCATCGAGGCGCGCTTGCCACGCCTGCTTCTGCGCCTCTTCGGATTGCTTCTGCTTCGCGGCGTGTTCGTCAACGTGCCGCTTGCGGTCGAACCATCCTGAGAGCGCAGTCTCGAATCTTTCAGCGTCGTAGTCGTGGTCTTCGAGCTTGGGTTTTGCGCCTGCCGCTGGCGGTTGGTTCTCGCCCTGCTGCGGCGCTTGCGCCTTTGCTCGGAGCTCTCGCACCTCGCGCTGAAGGTCTCGCTCGCGTCGCCGGAGCTCGCGCACCCACGCAGGGGCGGCTTGCTTCGGCTCTTCAGCCTGCACCGGCTTGTCGCCAATGCTGACCTCGACTTCATCGTCGATCGCGTCTTCGTCTTCCGCTGCGGCCTCCGGCGTTGTCTCGTCGGCTTGCGGTGCCTCGGGCGTCTCGCCCTCAGCCGTTTCAATCGCGATCGTGTCGTCCGTGTCGTCGTTCATCTTGTCTCGCTCGTCGATAGGCTCGACGGTGGCCGTTAATTGCCGGTGCGATTAGGCGGAGGTTGCTCGCCCGATTGCCTCGGCGGTCTTAATTGCTTGATTCTGCGCGGAAATGTTGACCGACGCAAGGGTCTTGACAGTTTCCGCTTTTGTCTTTTCCGCGTTTGCGATTGCGAGCTGCGTGTCGGCTTGCGCCTTCATCGCCTTCGCTTGCGCCTCGGCTGCGGCTGCCTGGAGGTAGAGCGTCTGCGGGTCGGGCTGCTGCTGCTGCGCGGCTGCGGCCATCTCCTTTGCCTCTTCTTCGGTCGGTTTCATCGCGCCCATCTGCACGAGCTTCTTGCGGAAGAACGCTCGCACCTCGGTCATGCCTTCGCCCTCGATGTTCATGATGGCGATCGACTCGAGAACGGCCTTCGTCGCCGGGTCGGCGGTCACGGCGATGAGCGGCGTCAGAGCTCGCACCATTGCGTTGCGCTTGCTCTGCGACGAGGGACCGACCGTCACGGCCACGTCGAAGCGAGCGCGTGAGAGGTCGTTCTGAAGCTCGACGCCGCCTGCCTCGCCGATGGTCGGCTTGAGCAGCTCAACAGCCGTGGCACCGCCTTCAGGGCCGACGGTCTTCATGCTGCGACCCTCCTCGACGTAGACCTCGCGGGCCATGCCGAGCCACACCTCGCCGCAGCGCTTCATCGCCTTGGCGAAGTTGCTTACGTAAATAAAAGTTTGCATGTCGAGGCGCTGCTGCACCATGCCGACCGCTTCGGCGGACACGTT